CCTCAGGAGTTTTGACTTCTTCTGGCATGTGTAGCAGGCATGGCTCTGCTATTTATGGTTGAAGTAAATCTACAGTGATATTTGTGTGTTCTAGTTGATTAAATTTTTGACAGAGAACAGAACTAGATTCATGTTCCCATTTGTGATAAGTTGTTTTTAGTTTTTGAGTATAATCAGGACTGTCGCATGTCTGCATTTCTTTTGCGACGATGGTCTTGATTAACACATCTCTTGTTAAGTTTGTCATACTTGAAAAAGATTATCCAACAAAGAGTTCACCATTATAATACAAGGAGCTTTCGCAGAACTCTTCTTGGGTGTTTTTCCGTGTAGGATGATATTATTTAGGAAGGAACCCATTTTCGACCAGGTATTTACGGGTCAAAGGAGTTGGTTCATAGACTTTCCACATCTCCCCGGCAGCACATGCTTGAAGTGCTTTCATTGTCATACCCTCAGTACGACCTGCCCATCCTGCCTCTGCTTCCCAAGGAACTGCATGTTCGGGATACATACGTTCTGCCAACACACGCCAGATCATAGGAACTTCATCTTCTGGTTTGATGATGGCAATAAGACTATTCTCAATCGTTCCTGCCATACAATCCTGTGCTGCGTGCCATCCTTCATGACGCATAACCTGCATCAGATAATTGGTACTGTCCATATACTTCTTATTAAGGAAGAAGTTATTACTCACAGTATGGTAAACACCACGATGACTGTCGGGGAAATACTTGGAGTCTGCTAGAAACACCCCAACTCCGACCTGCTCAAGGGCAACGAGCATTGTGTTGAACTCGTCAGCAACAAGATCAAAATTAGTATTGGGATACTCACCAGCAATACTTGCGATACTTTCAATTTTATCGACTCCATCTGTACACTCCCGAAGTAGCATACAACCCATGGCATCCATGGTGTTATACCCTTTAGTTATCTTGTTCTCCGCCCTCACTGTCGGTGCGAGGAAGCAACTGCTCAGTAGGATTGAGGTTAAGGCAACTCTCAAGTTTCCACACATTTTCTTGGTGAACATCACGTAAGTACTCCTGAAAATAAAGTTCAACATTGGTCGTATCTTGATTACCTTGACTTACCCAATCATGGCAAAACTCATATACTGCTCTACAGTTCTCGTCAAGGTGATGTTGTAGAGCACGAAACACAGCAGCTCTCAACTGCATACGTTCGTCAGTAAATCTCCAGTCTTCAGTCATTTTTTAAAAACATTCCATCCATTACCCGACTGCCAACCACCAGGTCCTTCCTGGAAGTTTTCTGATCCACCAGGAGGATTCAGATCAAGAGTTGTATTCTGACTCTTAGTGGCAATCTCATACATTTTTTGATGAATATCATCAGGTTCAACAGAGAAATTTTCTTCTCTTTCTTTCCGTTTGATTTCAGTTTCTTGTTGCATATAATCAACCTGCTTTTGAGATCGAATAGGAGCAGGTCCAAACCAAGGATCGTCTTGTAGATATGCTGGAGCAGGAATACCTGTATACAAGTTTTCTTGCAATTTCTCACACTCTACAGGATCCTCATCAACGGCACATTCGACCTTCCATGATCCTCCGACCCCACCATCCATATTAACAGTGATGTCGTCACCCCATGTTCCCGATGCCTCAGGAGAGTGAAAAACTTGACCCAGTGTTTCTTTGATTTTTTTGATGATCATGCCAATGTGAGTTTCTTACTATAGTTATATGAGTAATATTCTCTATTACCCTTGATGCCCCATCCTAACCAATAATAGGCGGGAACCATGTATTGTGCAACTGTACGTCCACGACCTTCAAACTCTGGAAGGTATCTTCGAAATGTAGTTTCATTGATCATGAAACGTGTCTGACACTTCAGAGTGCTTGGATCACAATTATACTTTTTGGCAAATGATCCAAGAGCACGATATCGACCAATAGAAGTCCATTGAATCAAACCATAACCACCACGATGACACTGATCATAATTTACACGAGCACCACCTTCACAGATGTTAGCAATAAAATTACTTTCTTGTTTGATATTACCAAGAATAGTTGCTAGTGCATTTTTATCAGAAATTTTTGTCTGTGTTTGAAGTTGCTCCAAAACATATTGCTCTTCAGGAGAACAATCAAAACACTTCCATGTCTTTTCAAATTCGACTACAGGAATGTCAACAGATTTTGGTTTTGTTGCCACCTCTTTGGGTGCTGGAATGGAGAATACCGTTGCAAGGATCCCAAGTCCAAAAAGAGTTTTAATCATTTTCACCAAGGTATTCAAGTGAATAAATTTCATGGTCCTCTGCTTCTGGATCTAACCACTCAGAAAATTCAGCATGAAGTGCATGTGCATCTTCAATCAATTCTAACAAATCATCAGTGTCTGTGTCACAGAGAATGTGCAGTCTATCGATTGCCCAATCATGTGTCAAGCTGATCGTTTGTTCCAAAGTTACCATAGTCTTTACGCATGTAGCGTCCAAGAATGTTGGAATTATAGTACGCAGGACCTCCTGTGTCAAGAGACTCACTTAAGACATTATTTAAAAATAATTGTTTAGTCTCCTCATAATTACAAAGACCTTTGGTTTTATGAAGACTCAGTATTTCTCTACTGAAAATCTCTTTACCATACTTTTTTATATCTTCCTTTAATTCCGGACAAGATCCGTAATACCGCTTCCAATCACTTTCTTGTCTAACCCTTTTTTTCTTTCCTGGTGGTTTTCTAAATGACCAAAAGTACTTTCTACCGATGTATTTCTTACCTGATTGTAAATTAGTAATCCTGTAGACAAAACCGTACAGATCGTTAATATCCTCAGATAGAAAAGTTCTACCTTCAAAAACCCAGGGGTTTTCATAACTCATATTATATAATCTTATGAGCTATTATTTATCTTTAACCGGGACAAACCTAGTCTAATAAAAAAGAGGGTTGTTGTCAACCCCCTTGATAGATTATGTAAGTTTTATATTATCTACCACTTGCTCTGCGTTTGCGGGCAGCACGGTTAGTGTGCCTCAAATTATAATAACCATCTCCAGACTGTTCGGTATTACCATAATCTTCGGTATCTTCTCCAGGTTTAGTATTCATTGCTTCAGCAGATTTTTTTCGTGCCTGGGCCCACCTCGCATCGTTTACTGCGTTTTTTGCACCTCTATTTCTTTCAGCATGGCGTGCTCTTTCTGCTGCTGATTTGGCAGCAGCACGTTGTTCTCCTTTAGATGCAGTATACTTAGTCTTTCCACCACCTTTCACACTGAGAATTGTTCCTTTTGCTTCATCAAGTCCATATGCCTCTAGAATGGCAGCAATGTCCTCAGAGTCAACTTCATTGACCATCATCCATTGTGCCTCTTGGAGGTCCTCTGCGATGCCATAGTCGCACAGGAACTCGACCACTACATCAAAGACATCAAAACTATTGTTCAGTTTAGCAAGTCTCTTTTCACCAGATCTTTGTGCTCTTGCAAGAGTTAACTTAATCTGACTCTCTCTTCTTGGATTTCCAGCATCAGTTCTTGATGTTGTACCTTTAGGTCCAAGTGCTCTACCTTTGCTTGAAGGTCCATTGCCAGATTCACCAGATTTAGAACGAATAGTTCCAGCAGCACCTGCTCCGACACTACCAGTTTGATCCTTTCTTCTTGCTTTTTCTGATGAACCAGTAACTGCCTTACGAATATTAGCAACGGCAATCTTTTTCATTTTGATCTTATCCTGTCTTCTACTTCTTTCGAGTTTTCTATTTTCACCAGATGCTGCTCTCTTTACTTTCTCGGCACCTACAGTTGCTTGTTTTGCTGCCTTACGAGCACCCTTTTCTACAGATGATTTAGCATCTGATCCTGCACCCTTCACTGTTTCTTTTGCTTTTCTTCCAAGACCTCTAAGTCTTTCGAAAGCACCTTTAGCAGAACCTTTTACTTTTTCAATCCTTTCTGCTCTCCTTTTCTTTCTATTATCTTTCTCGATTTTAGCAGCTGCTTTTTTAGATGACTTCACTGCAGAGTCATAATACCTGTCACTAACTTCTATCAGGAAAGTATCCTCAAAAAGATTTTCAATCTCATCAATCTCATAACCTTCGTCAAGAAGTTCAAATACTACTTCTTCTACAACATCATTAATCTCTTCATCAGAAAAATTATCTAAAAACTCAAAATCTTCATCTAAATTTTCCGAAGAATGAATTTGATTATAAAGTTCTTGAATTGTTGCAATATCACTATAATTGATTTGCTCTTTTCTTGCTCTGTCGGTGACGTAATCAGCACCTGCTTTGACTGCTCCTGCAGCAGTAGAAACACCTTTGCTGACGCCTCTAATAAGTTTCTTCAATCCTCTCTTCAGAAGACCATCTTTTCTTCTTTTTTTAGTTGCTGGTGCAGAACTAGAAGAATCACTATCAGAAGAAGTTCCTGCACTTGAAGTTGATGAACCACCACCAGATGAGGTTCCTACACTTGAAGTTGATGAACCACCAGATGATGTAGAGGAACCACCAGAAGATGCTGGTTTGCCAGAAGCACCATACCTGCCTCTCTCATAACCACTCTTGGCAGCACCCTTAATTCTGCTACCTGCTCTCTGAGCAGTTCCTACTGCCCTTGCAGCAAGTCCTACACCTCCCTGTATTGCCTTACCTATCCCCTTAACAACTCCCTTAATTCTCCTTAAAGCTTTTGTTCTAGATCCTTCTTTAGATCCTGACAGTTTCGATTTTGCGTAATCTCTTCTACGTTGAGTTTCTTTTGGATCAACTTTTTCGCAAAGAACTTCAAGTTCAGAGTCAATAGATTCACAAATTGTTTGTTCTAAAGTATATACTTCCCAACCTTCCTCTATACATTCCTGAAAGAATTCTCTTACTTCTTTTTCAATATATTCTTCAGAAATTTCTTCCAATTCTTCATCGGAGAAATCATCAAGAATACTTTCAAACTTTGGTGCATACACACTTTCATAAAGAGATTTAATTTCTCTATATTCGGCTTGCGATAAAGATTTCATTTTAATTTCTTAATTGCCCTTTATGAGAATATTTATAAAAAAAGAGGACTCCTAAGAGTCCTCTCTATATGCTTCGTATCCATCATAGTCACCATATAAAAAGGCATCTGATTTTGCTGCCTCTCTATATGCTCTTAAGGCATCCTCACGAAATGCCTCAAATTCATTATAGTGAGAATCCTGCGAAGGTGTCTTCGTTAACGTCTTGTTTGATTCCTCCGACGATGTAGGATTCAACTTCAGTCTCTTGTGGAGCCACTTGGAGACCCTTTGACGAAATCCAATGTTCCGTCCAGGGGAGTGGGTTATTCTTTGCGGGTACGTCATAAATTGGTTTGAGTCCGATTGCTTTCATCCTACGATTGGCAATCCATTCCACATACTGCTGAAGCAGTTTATCATTCAAACCAATCATAGATCCGTCCTTGAACAGATACTCTGCCCAAAGTTTTTCCTGATTAACACAATTTTCAAATGTGCTAATCAACCATTGCTCTTCTTCTTTGAAGATTTTCTTCATTTCAGGATCATCACCTTCTCTCCACTTCTTCATGATATTTTGAGTGATGGCAAGATGCTGATTCTCATCTCTTGCAATTAGTGAGATGATTTTTGCACTTCCTTCCATAAGCTTGAGTTCGCCAAATGCAAAACTGCAAGCAAATGATACGTAAAAGCGAATACCTTCAAGAATATTAACGTTTGCAACTGCTCTGAAGAGTTTGCGCTTGAGTTCATACCTTGCTTCTTGTGCGTAGGGGACTTCTTCTAATGCGTGCTTCCAGTCATTGCTGTTATCCCATTGATGGGCAGCATTGATGAAGTCATTGTATGCCTGAGTGACACTCATAGCACGTTCTACGATACGATCATCCGTCAAGATGTGATCAAACACATCCGAAGGATCCGCATAAACATTCTTGATGATATGAGTGTATGAACGACTGTGGATCATTTCCATGAATCCCCAGACTTCCATACATGCCTCTAACTCAGGGAGTGAGCAGTAAGGGATAAAAGCCATCCCAGGACCACGCCCTTGTACAGAATCCAGCATGATCTGGTATTTAAGATTGCTGGTAAAAATGTGCTTCTGCTCAGGACGTAATGTCTGATAGTCCGCACGGTCTTTTTGGAGGGAGACCTCCTCAGGTCTCCAGAAGTATCCCAATTGTTGTGTTGTGAGTTTATCAAAGATTGGATATTTGTAAGAATCATATCTTTGAATACCTAATGGTTTACCAAAGAACATTGGTTGTTTCTTCGTATCAACTACTTCTGAGTTGAAAACGGTCATTGAATCGACCATGGGCTTGCTGTCGCTGTTTGTCTTAAATCTTACAAGACTCACACTCTTCCTCCTCTGCGTTTTCTAACTGTGAAATTAAAGTATCAAGAGACTCTGTAGATTCTTCTACTTCATCAGTCTTGATGTCATATGTATTTTGATAGTAACTGGTCTTCCAACCGTACTTATATGTAGTTAAAAGATCTTGTGCCATGATGGACACTGGGATCTCATTGTTGGGATAATGTTCTGGATTGTAACTCCAGTTACCAGAAATTGCCTGATCAAAGAACTTTTGCATTACAGCAACAACATTAATATAACCACGATTGGACTCCATTTCCCAAAGGAGATCATAATGATTTTTAAGAGTTGCATATTGAGGAACAATCTGTTTGAGTGGTCCCTTTTTGCTCTTCTTAATGGACAAGTATCCTCTAGGTGGTTCGATCCCGTTGGTCGCATTTGACACAACGGAACTGCTCTCCGAAGGCATCTGTGCGGACAATGTTGAGTTCCGTACTCCATATTCCAGAACGTCGGACCTAAGACCCTCCCAATCATAGTGAAGCTCATTCGGAACAATCTCGTCTACGTCCTTCTTGTATGTATCAATGGGAAGAATTCCATTCCCATACTTAGTTCTGTTACTGTATTCGCAGGCACCTTTTTCTTTGGCAAGTTCTACTGTAGCACGAATCAGATAATACTGGAATGCTTCAGTTAGATCATGAACCAGTTTCCAGGTCTCAGGATCATCATAGACAGTGCCATTCTTGGCAATATAATGTGCGAGTCCAATGAACCCGATACCTAACGAACGACGTGCTCTCGTTGCGATCTCTGCTGCTCTGACGGGATATCCTTGAAAATCAATAAGTTCATCAAGACTCCTAACAGCAAGATCACAAAGAACATCAAGATCCTCAAGATCCCTAATTTTACCAACATTGATAGCGCTAAGAATGCAAAGAGCAATTTCACCATCTGGATCGTCTATGTGTTGAAGTGGTTTAGTAGGAAGAGTAATCTCCTGACACAGATTGCTCATCTCAACCTTGTCCATAAAGGACGAGTGAGAATTACAATGGTCGATGTTCATGATGTAGATTCTACCAGTTTCTGCCCTCTCTTTCAAGAGGTCCATCATCAATTCTTGACCACCGATAGTTTTTCGTGGAATAGATCCATCAGATTCATAACGTGTATAGAGATCATCAAAATCGTCAGTGCCAAAAGCATCGTAAAGACCTGGGACATCGTGAGGTGAGAATAGGCTGATGTCTTGGTTTTTGATAAATCTTTCGTAGAAAATTTTGGAAATTTGAATAGAGTAGTCAAGTTTTCTTACGCGATTGTCTTCTGTTCCTTTATTATTCTTAAGAACTAGGATATCTTCGATTTCTTGGTGCCAGATTGGGAAATGCACAGTTGCACTGCCTCCCCGGATACCATTTTGCGTGCAACATCGCACAGTTGACTCAAACTTTTTAAGGAATGGGACGACTCCGGTGTGCTGTACTTCACCTCCACGGATTTTAGCGTTGATGCCACGGATTCGACCTGCGTTGATACCGATTCCCGCCCTTTGTGCAACATATCTGCCGATAGCCATATCAGAACTAAAGATGCTATCGAGGGAGTCATCAACATCAACAAGAACACAGCTAGCATATTGTCGAAGTGGAGTTCGCACTCCTGCCATGATAGGTGTGGGAATGTTGATTTTGTGCCTGGAGATTGCGTCATAGTACTTCTTTACGTAATCGAGACGTGTCTCTTTAGGGTATTTTGAAAAGATAGTTGCAGCAATCAAAAGATACATGAACTGTGGGGTTTCGTAAAGAGTCCCACTACTTCTATCTTGTACTAGATATTTATCCACGACCTGCCTCAATCCGGCATATGTGAACAAATAATCACGATGATGATCGATCATTGATTCGAGTCTATCAAACTCTTCTTCCGTATACAGATCCAAGATCTCCGTATCATAGACTCCACGTTCAACACATTGCTCAACGTGCTTTCTTACTGTTGGAGTATCATGCATACGTCCATACAGTTGCTTACGAGTAGCAAACAAAAGCAACCTTGCTGCCACAAACTGGTAGTTGGGATGGTCAAGGTCAATCAAATCACTTGCAGAACGAATCAGGATCTCCTGGATCTCTGCAGTAGTAATACCATCATAGAACTGAATACCTGATTGCATCTCAACCTGACTTGCAGAGACTCCTGCAAGATCTTTACATGCCTCCTCCACCATTACGTGGAGTTTATTCAAATCAAGAGGTTCTGTTTTTCCGTTTCTCTTTACGACCTTCGTACCGTTGCTCATATTTTTTTCCAGTTGTTAAATTTAATTTTTGCTTGTAGTCCAGAGTAAGTATTTAATTTTAACACAGACATAACATCATGTCCAGCAAGAACCATATCATTGATGTCTTTTTGTTCTATGTTATTTGGCCAGATAACTATGGAGTTTCCACCATCAATTGTCTTTCGGATTCGTTCGACAATCTCTCTGTTGCGTGGTTCGTTATCATAGACCCACACAGGATTGCTAATCCCCCAATTACTGATATCAGCATCAGCTCCGCACATAGCAATCGAGTTGCAAATGAACGTTGAGTCAAAAGGACCTTCTGTAATGTAGACGGGAGAGGTTTTGTCAATTGTGTCGAGTCCATAAACTTTTGGTGCCTCCTCCTCTAACATCACGGTGATATATTTAGTGAATGATTTTCCTAGTGCCCTACCCTGAAAACCAATCAAATTCCTATCACCATCATACATTGGTATCACAATGCGACTCTCGTCTCTAGTGATGGTGTCGAATGTTCTTTTTTGCGTATTAGTCCACTCCATGAACTTGTCAGCAAAGTAAAACTTATCAGGATCAATCTTTCTGTTTTCCAGATATTCCTTTGCTCTGGGATTAGTTGATGCTTTTGGTAAGTTTAGAGATTTTTTAAATGTTGGTTTAGTAAATTCAAACTTTGGAGTCTCAACAACAAAGTTTCTACCAGTATGTCCCTCCTTGAACTTCTCAAGAGTATACTGCTTATGAAGAGTGGGATCTACTGTCTTTACAAAGTTATTGAAAGACATGCTAGCACCACAGTTATGGCACTTGAAGTTGGTATTATTCTTGACCTGGTAGATGTATCCCCGTGTCTTGTTTTTGTTCTTCTGTGAGTCCCCACAGATGGGACACCGGAAGTTATAAAGATTATCTTTTACTCTCTTAAATTTCTGAAGACGAGAAGATACTAATCCAATGTACTTGGAATCAACAAGATCCATTACAACAGGTCACTTTTGTCCCTGTATTATAACTTGCTGTGGTTCTGGAGTCAAGAAAATAGGTGCCAATCTGCTACCTGCACCAATGATGAGTGCTCCGACAATAAGAACACCACCTATCTGCCATCTAAATTTGGAGAATGATTTTATCTCTTCCTGTATCTTATCAATCCTACCATGAATAATTTGATAATTCTTCTCATTACTATCTTTGATCTCATCAATCATCTTAATGATGAGCTCATCACTCTTTATACTTTGCTCAATCCTTTCATCGTGCTTAGCAAGGATTTGTGCAATTCTTGTATTACCTTCAGATATTTTATCAACAGCAGTCTCTAACTTTGCCAGCATCTCTCTGGAAAGTTCCTCATAGATATCTAACTTCGTTTCTAACTGAGCAACTTTTGAGTCCGAGAACATTATCCTAGTCCCTTTCTCCATCGTGTTCTTGCACCTGGCATTTTTCCCTTAGCAAGGCATTTTCTTTTCATCATACCCAACGGTTTATCATAACCTGCTTTAGGACCTTCAGGATTATCCGCACCGGTAAAACCGGTTGTCATCATTTCTTCCTTCAGATTGAGGGAACGAACCAGATTTATTATATTTTCTAATCTTCTGTCGTCCATCATTAGATTGACTTTAATTCTGTTAAACAAT